TGGTGGGACGCAAAGTGCCCGGCGACGGCGGACCTGAAGGTCAATACCCGAGCGGGTTTGTCCCGTTTAGGAGCCCTCTGACCGTATCGTCCGCCGTCAAGACGTTGCCGAGGTAGCGCACCAAGGAGACCACGGTCCGCCAGCTACCGGGCTGCGTGTTATGACTCAAGGTCATGATTTGAAATTGCCCCGTGATTTCGAGCTGGGTGCCCGCCAGGCGCAGGTTCAGAAATGCGACCTGGCCGCTCTCCAGTGACAGGACGACGGGCCACAGTGCCGGGTTCGCCGACGGGTCGAGGGTGAGCTGCGCGATCCTCGTGGCCGGGTCGCCGTACTGGTTCGCGATCCACTGCGCCGTGTCCATGATCACGGCCGGGTCGGACAGGTACACCGTCTGCTGCAGCGTCAGGTCGCCGTACTGGCCCATCGACGTGGGATTGGTGAGCGCGACCGTGACCCCGGCCGCCGCGCCGCCGATGACCTTCGGCCCGGCGAGCTGGGTCATCGTGAGGTCGTTGAAGATCTGCGTCGGGTCGTAGTCCGTCGCGATGTCGGCGAGGAACGGCTGCTCGGTCGCCGACGCGGTGAATGCGGCGGCGTCGGCGAAGAACTGCACCGAGCTGGCCGGCGTTCCCGCCGCGGCGATCGTGACGATGGCGTGGTCCGCTGCGGCCGGCGCCTGCCCGGCCGCGGTGATCTCGGCCGGCAGCCCCGCGGTGAGCGCCGTCGTGGCGGACGGGCTGGACGAGATGAGGCTGCCGCCCGAGGTGTACCAGGAGATGGTGACGGTGACGCCGGACGCCCAGCCCTGCGGCGAGTACAGCCACGGGCCGGTGGTGTACGAGTCGCCGGGTATGACCGGGATGCTCTCGCTCGCGATGCCCGGCACCGCAGTCGTGCCGCTGCCGGTGAACAGCGCGGAGTGCTGGCCGCCGTAAGACCACAGCGCCGACTGGCTGAGCGCGGCGGAGTTCTGCGCCGTCCACGGGCTGACACCGGACTCGAAGCCCGAGTTGGCGTTGAGCTGCGCCGCCACCAGGCCGCCGAACGTCCAGCTGACGGGCAGGTCCCACCCGGCCTGGCGGCCGAGGACGAACAGGTAGCCCGGCCCGTCCACCATCAGCAGCGACGAATCGGACTCGGCGATGTTGACCAGGTTCTGGCCGACGGCCTGCCCGGCGACATCGGTCGCGCCGACGACCGTGTCGATGCCGGGCGGGATGCACCGCGGGAACGCGCAGTTCCCGGCCGACAGGAGCCGGTCGATCCGCTGCCCCGTCAGGTCGTCGCCGTACAGGCCGGTGAGCATCGACAGGTAGTGGGTGACCAGCCGGGACTGGGTCAGAGTGCCCGCGTAGACCGCGCAGTGGGCTACCTGGCCGTCGAAGAACGTGCCGGTCGCCTGCCGGTCAGCCTGCCCGCAGAATGACAGCCAGTACGGCGTGGCCGCCAGGTTGCACGTCCCGGAGGCGACGACGGCGGACCCGGCGTTGACGTAGATCCTCCACGTCGTCTGGGTGAATTCCAGCGCGACGTGGAACCAGCTGCCCGACTGCCAGTCGACGGTCGACACGGTGGTGTAGGTCGGCGTGCCGGTGGTCTTGTCGACCGTCACGACCTGCATCTGGCCGGTGGCCATGACCAGCAGGACCGCGATGAGGATGGCCTTGGAGTTCACGACGGAGATCAGCCGCTGGCCCTGCGCCGGTGCTGCGGTCGAGACGTTGAACCAGCCCTCGGCGGTAACGCCGCCAGGGACCGGCGGCAGGTTGCTGTCCTGGTAGTACAGGCTGTAGCCGTTCAGCGCCGCGGTCAGCCCGGACTGCTGCCACGAGCTTGCGGAGCCGTCGCCGGCGAGGTAGGGGGCGGAGACGCCGAACGCCGAGACCGCGCCGGCGGGGCCGTACTTGGAGACGGCGACCTGGATCGGGCCCGCGGCGGTCGGCGCGAGGTTCGCCCCGGAGACCGACCCGGCGGGGTCGTCCAGCGGCCAGTACGCGAACAGGCCCGGTTCCTGCAGCACCTCGGCCCGCGGCAGCGTCTTCAGCTGCGTGGTCAGCACGGACCACACGTCCGCCGATACGGCGTTGGTGACCTGGTATCTGGCTGAGGTGAGTGCTTTCGGCCACCGTTCCATGAAGGTCCGCGTGACCGGGTAGGTGCGGGAGTTCGCCGCGGGTGGCGGTGGCCAGGTCACCAGCAGCCGGACCGGGGTGTAGACCCGGACGGACGGGTAGTACAGGCCGGCGGCGTACTCGGGGGTGAGGTTCCCGTCGTTGTTGGCCAGCGTCCAGTTGCCCTGCCCGGCCTGGTTGGAGTCGAGCTCGTACTGCTTCCCGCGGCCGGTGTTCATGCCGCGGAACCTGGACGTCATGCCCCACCAGGACTGCTGATCCCAGGGTGTGGTGGCGCCGGAGCCGAACGCGGCCTGGGCCTGCACCAGCGGCCAGTTCGGGTTCGGCGCCACCGGTGCTATCCCCTGGACGAGGACGGCCGCGGCGACGCCCGCGAGGTCCGCGGCCACGCTGGCGCTGTAGCTCGCGGTCGCCCCGGCGCTGGCGAGCTGCCAGGCGGGGGTGATGACGCAATCCGCGGCGTGGTCCGTGCCGTTGGATGACACGACCGGGGGCAGCGCGTTCCACCCCGAGCCGGGGCCGCTGATCAGCGCGGCGGTGCTGTCGGAGGCGAGCAGGGTCAGCAGCAGCGCCTGGGCCGGGACGCCGATGATCGCGTCCGACACGTACAGCAGCGTGCTGGCGGCCGGGGTGCCCGTCATCACGACCGTCATCGCCGCCGCGACCGCGGCGGCCGGGGCGGTGCCGGAGACGGTCAGGAACAGGGCTTCCCCGGCGTCAGCCGGGACAGCGGCGGCCGTGGCTGAGGAGATCGGGGAGCCGCCGGAGCTGTACCAGGTGATCCCGGCCTGGACGGAGGGCCAGCCCTGCGGCGACACGGCCCACGACGACGCGGTGCAGGGCTGCCCGGCGGTGACCGGCACCGTCTTCTCGCTCGATGCGCCGGGGCTGGCGGTGACGCCGTCGGGGGTGATCTGCAGGGAGAAGTCGGCCTGGTAGCCCCAGCAGGAGACGGCGGCGAGGGCGGCGTTCCCGAGCCCGGTCCAGGGCGTTACGCCCGCGGCGAACGACGGGTTGGCGTTCAGCGGCGTTCCGGCCGGGGACTGGCCGAGGGCCATCGCGGGCAGCGACGTCGCGCCGCTGGCCAGGCCGGTGACGATCCCGGCGAGGGTCTGCCATGGTGACAGGCCGGTGAACTCGGCGACCAGGGCCGCGAGGGACGGGGTGAGGCCGTTGGGCGAGACGTAGACGTTGCCGGCCTGCCGCGGGTTGGCGGTCGCCCAGATCGACGCGCCGGCGAGCCCGGATGTGCTGGCCGCGGTTCCGGCAGGGGTGCCGACCGGGTCCCACTTGTTGTGCGCGTCGTCGCCGACGCCGACCGTCGGCGCGAGCCCGGCCGGGGATTTCCAGCCGCAGAACGCCACCATCCACGAGCCCGGCGCGCCGGAGTTCGCGACCGGGATCTGCAGGGTCGGCGCGGGCGGAAGCGGCGCGGTGAACCCGGCCGGCGCGGCCAGGCTGCCGGACCATGACCGGAACGGCGTGAGGGGCGCCAGCAGGGCCGAGAACGGGGCTGTGACGGGGGCGCTCAGGATCGGCACGGTCCGGCCCTCCGGTCAGGGCACTGTGATCGCGGTGGCGTTGACGTAGTAGCTGCCGTTCCCGATCACGAGCGTGTCGGCGGACTGGTTCGCAATGTTGCCGATCGGGCACTGCGGCTGGATCACGATGGCCGTGGCCGAGCTGCCGACGTTGATCTTCGCGGTGCTCGCCCCGCTGCCCAGCCAGGACGGGGAGTCGATCTTGGTGAGGATCGTCGTGGACTCCAGGGCGATGTCGTAGTGGCTGCCCATGCCGGAGCCGCCGAGCCGCTGGTAGTCGTAGATGGACGTCGCCGCCGACCCGGATCCCGCGGAGGCGTTCTTGCCGATGCTGACCAGGTCGTTTCCGACCGTCAGCGCGGCCAGGTCCCAGATCACCACCCGGCGGATCACGGTGCCGCTCGCGCTCTCGATCCGGATCGCGCCGCCGGCGGGATACTCCATCGAGATGTCGGAGAACTCGTTCGCCCTCGCCCGCACGTCGGTGCCGGAGTTCGTCGAGGCGATCCGGTAGTGGTAGCGGGTGTTGTCCTGGCCGGCGTTGAAGGTGTGGTTGTGCTCCCAGGTGTTCTGGTTGATCAGGGAGCCGTTGCCGGTGAGGATCCAGCCTTCGATCGTCCGCGTCGCGCCGTTCAGGTTCTCGCGGTTGTGGTCGAACTGGCACTCGATCATCTGGGTGAGGCCCTGGGCGTTCCAGATCGCGCCGCCCGCGTTCTTCTGGTCCAGCTGGCAGTCGTGGACGCGTGCGCGGCTGCAGTTGGCACCGGAGAAGATGTCGCTTCCGCCGCTGGCGGACTGCAGGGTCAGGTGGTCGATCTCGACGGTCTCGAGCAGCCCGGCCGGCTGCATATTGAACAGCGCCGACGCCGCGTTCGTGATCGTCGTCGAGCCCCACCCGTCGCCGGTGAGCCGCATGCCGGAGACCGGCGTGAGCGCCGAGCTCGTCTTGTACGTCCCGGCCGGCACGTAGATCGTCCCGCCGCCTGATGGCAGCGCCGCGATCGCCGCGGTGAACGCGGCGGTGGAGTCGGCCACCCCGGTCGGGTCGGCGCCATAGGCGTGGGACAGGACGTTGATCCAGCCCTGGGCGCCCGTATAGAAGTCGCGGGCCGAGGTGCCGTGCACCACTGCGGCCGTCCCGGAACTGTGCGCCGGCGCGGGTGACCCGTCGTCGCCGCGGACGCAGTTCGCGAACGTGTAGGGCCCGGTGCCGGTCGGTGCCTGGGTGACGGTCACGACTTCCTGGTTCGCGGTGAAGTACTCAAGCAGCAGGGTGTACGGGTAGTACGGCGGGAACCCGGTCACCGAGGCGACCTGGACGGACGCGACGGTTCCCGGCGAGACCGAGCCGAGGCTGGCCGACAGGGTAGTGAGGACCGCGCCGGAGGAGTAGTGCAGCACCGGGCCTCCTCCGTCAGGGTGTTTACCGGCGGCCGGCGCGGGTTGTGGTCTGCGACGTCGGGTTCCGCTGCTCCAGCTGCAGGACGGCCTTCTGCACGACGGGCTCGAGCATGGTGAGCAGGTGCGCGTCGTTGGCCAGCGCGAACCCGGACGCGAGGTTGAACGGGCCGACGTGGTAGTGGTTCTCGATCGTCACGGTGCCGCCGGAACCGGCTGCGGCGCCGCTGCGGCCGGCCAGGGCGAAGCCGGCGGCGCCGGCGAGCCGCTTCGCCGCGGCGTCGACGAGCGGCCGGCCGGCGTCCATCCCGCTGGCGAGGCCCTGGGCGAACATCAGGCCGTGCCAGTGCGCCACGGTGGACTCCGAGTGGATGCCCAGCTCGCGGCGGATCCGGTCGACCATCGCCTTCGCGATCCGCGCCATCAGCGCCTCGATGGCTTTCTGCTGGTGCTCCAGGCCGGACAGGAATCCCTGCCCGGCGTACTTCCCGCTGTCGTACATCGCGTTCGCGGCCTGCTGCCCGAGCGCGGTCGCGCCGGCGGTGATCTGCGTCTCGGTCTTGTTCAGCTGCCCGATCTCCGACACCGGGCCGTTGAGGAGCGCTTCGGCGATCTGCATGCCGCTGTCCGGGCCGGCCTGGATGATCTGGTTGAGCAGGTTCCGGTTCAGGCCGAGGCGGGACAGCCTGCGGATGTCGGCGTTGAATTTCTGGATCTTCGCCAGGTCGGCCTGCAGCCCGGCTTCCAGGCCCTGGCTGGTGATGACGGAGCCCGAGGGCATGCCGGACACGACGTTCGACAGGCCGGCCCATGAGGTGACCGAGGACGCGGTGGAGGTCGCGTACTTCTCCGCCGTGGCGATGGTCTTCAGGATCGCGGCCCGCCTGGTGGCGTCGGCCTGGATCCGCAGGTTGTCCCGCTCGATCCAGTTCGTCAGGGTGACCGCGGTCCGGTCGGTGATCAGCCCGGCTGTGAGCGCGTCCTTCACCGCCGTGGCCAGCTTGCCCGCAGCGGACCGCACCTGCGAGGCGGTCCCCTCAAGGCCGACGATGATGCCCTCGCCGACCAGGAGGCCGAGCCGTTCCATGACCTTGGACGGGGAGAAGATGTGCATCACGGAGGAGAACGCGGACGCGATGCCGTGGCCGATGCCGGTGATGGTGCTCCACAGGCCGCCCAGAGCGGACTTTATGCCGCCGATCAGGCCCCTGACCAGGGCATTTCCGGCCTGGATCAGGATCGTGCCGAACCCGGACGCGATGTTCTCGATGATGTGCACGATTCCGTGCCAGATCGCGGATGTCGCGTTTGACAGCTCCCGGCCTGCTTGTGACCATTTGCCCTGGATTATGTCGAGAACGGCACCCACTATATCCAGTATAACACGAATTGTGGTGCTTATGACCGTTGCGACCAGATTCCACGCCATTTTCGTGACGCCCCAGACCACATCCCACGCGGCCTTGACCACCCCCACGACCAGGGCAGCCGCGACCCGGACGACGGTCTTGATGATGTCCCAGTCGGCCTGGATGGCGACGGCGACGAAATCCCAGACCGCCTTCGCTATCTTCATGATCTCGGCGCCGTGCGCCTTCCAGAACGCGGCGAAAACGGCGAGCTGCGCCTTGATCCAGGCCAGCGGCCCGGTGACGAACCAGTGCACGACGTCGCCCGCGAGCCGGACCGCGTCACGCCAGACGCCGGCGAAGAAATGCGCGACGTCGGCGACGATCCGGCGGACGAGGGCGCAGTGCTTGTACAGCTCGTACAGGCCCGCGATCAGGGCGATGACCGCGAGGACGACGAGCATGACCGGGTTGGCGTCCATGGCCACGCTGAGTGCCGCCGTCGCGGTGGCCGCCACTCCCATGGCCACGGCCAGGGACAGGATGAGCCCGGCGAGGATCCGGAGGACCGGGTTGGCCTGGATGTACGCGAACAGCCGGGCCAGCACGGACAGAACCTTCGTCACGGCGGGCAGCAGGATCTGGCCGAAGGAGATCGCGAGGTTCTGGATCCCGGCGAGGGCCTCGTGCCACTGCTGCGCCACGGTGGCCTGGGTCTTCTCCCAGGACTTGCCGTAGTCGCCGACGGCCCGGCCGATGTCCTCGTACTTCGCCCGCAGGTTCGGCAGGTTGGACATCAGCGAGAGCATCGCCTTGTCCGACCGGCCGCCGCCGAAGATCTTCGCCATAACCTCGTCGGCCTGGGAGGCGGACAGCCCGGCCTTGCGGAACGCGTCCTGGATCTGGGTGAGCGCCACGTAGATGCCGTCAGGCCGCCGCAGGTCCGCGGCGATCTTGTTCGTCGTCAGCCCGGCGGAGAGCATGACTTCCTGCAGGGTCTTGTTCCGCAGGGTCAGCGTCCCGGTGGTCAGGCCGAGCGCCGACAGGTAGGTGTTCGCCGCCTTGCTGCCCGAGGTGACCATGGACAGGCCCATGGTCAGCCGGGTCGACGCGACCTCGGCCGAGTTGCCCCGGTCGGTGAGGTACGCGATCGCGGCGCCCATCGACTGGATGGAGATGCCCATCGCGGCGCCGGTCGGCGTCCAGTTCTTGATCGACTCGACGAAGTCCTGGAACCGCATGTCGCCCTGGCCGACGATGGCGTTGAGCAGCGCCGACGTCTTCGCCACCCCGCCGGCGGACACGTCGTAGGCCTTCATCACCGACGACAGGGCGTAGGTGGTGTCCTCGAGGTTCGCGCCGTGGATGCGGGCCAGCTCCGCGGAGTAGGCAACGACACGGAGGGCCGCGGCGTAGGACAGCCCGGCCGAGATCGGGTGGTACATCGCCTCGGCCATCTGCGTGCCCGAGTAGCCGGCCCGGTCCCCGAGCTGCAGCAGATCCTGCGAGACCTTCTGCGCCCTGACGCCGACGAGGCCCGCAGCGGTGTACAGGCGCGTGACCTCCGCCTGGAACTTCGCGGCTTCGACGACGCTGTACGCCATCCCGGCGGCGATCGCGAGGAACGCGGTCTTCCCGTGGGTGCCGAGCAGCCCGGTGGAAGCGTCAGCCTTCCCGGTCGCGGCCGCGGCCGCGTCAGCCGAGCCGACCTGGGCGTCCAGGGACGCCGACAGGGCATCAACGGAGCCGATGGCCCGGTCCTGGGATGCGGCCAGCTCGTTCGTGGCCACGGTCTGGTCATCGATCGCGGTCAGGAGCTGTCCGATGGCGTCGGCAAGCCCGGTGTCCGCCTCAGCGGTGCTGGCCGTGACCCCGGACAGCCGCGCCGCTGAGTCCGCGACGTCGTTGATCGCCGCGGCGACCCGGTCCAGGCCGCCGAGCATCTCGTCGAGCCCGGCCAGGAAGCTTTCCGCCGAAAGCGTAAATTCCTGATTCACCGGCGGCAGGAGAGGCGTTGCCCTCACCCCCGCCGCTGGGCTCAGGCTTCGAGTGCGGCCAGGAACGCCTTACCGGTGACCTTGCCGAACGTCCCGGACTCAATCAGCTTCACCGCAGACGGCCGCATGAACGGCCGGGCCGGGATCGTGACCGACTTGCCGAAGAACCCCGCCGCCGGGTTGCCGAGCACCGGGAAGTTCTTAGCGGTGATGTCCGGGTACCCGAATTCCTGGACGGTGCCGTAGAACAGGGTCGGCCCCCAGGCCGTCATCGCCCGGCCGGGTCCCGTCAGCACGGCCGGGGTGCGCTGCACGGACCTGGCCAGGTCACCGGAGATCTTCGCCGGCGGCGACCCTCTCGGCGACGGAGTCGGCGTTCCCAGCGCGTGGGTGCGCAGCTGGAGCGTCATCTTGACCATCGTCTCGCCCGCACGCCCCGCTGCCGTCGCAGCCGCGACCGGTGCCGTGGTCGCGGCCCTGTCGCGGATGACGCGGAGCCGGGCCGCTGCGTCCGCGGCTGCGTTGACGGCCACCGGCCCTCCCGCTCAGCCAGGCGGCCGGTCAGCGTTCTCCTTCGCGATCCGCCGCTTCACCGACAGGAGATCCAGGCAGAACCGCCTCACGTACGGCGGCGTCTCCTCGGCGAGCTGCCTCCAGGACCAGCCCATCCCCTGCATCAGCTCGAAGTCGGTCAGCTCGGCCGGGAGAGGCTCGGATCCGGACCAGGTTCCGTCGTAGACGGATTCGGCGACGGCGAGGAGGTGCTCGAAGTACCAGCCGCCGGGCTCGCGGTCTGCTTCGGTGACATGGCTTTTCCCACCTCATCGACCATCCACGACTTGATCACCGAGGGGAGCTTCGCGACGCTGTCCGCCGTGGCGGGCAGCGGCAGCAGCGGCTGGTCGTCCTCATCGTCGCTGGTGGCGTCGTACACGTGCCACCCGATGACCAGGCCGGCCAGGAAACCGTCCATCGCGCCGAGCTTCTGCACGGTCGACGCCGAGGCCACGCCGGCGCCATCTTCGCCCACCAGCGCCTCAGCCTCGGGCGGCATGAGCCGGGGAAGGGGCACGGTCTTCGGGTTGCGGATGATGACCTCTATGTAGTCACCGTCTTCCGCCAGCTCGGGAAACGACTTCTTGATGACCCTGTTCGCGTATCCCGCCATTGTTCTTGTTCCCGCCTGTAGTTACCTGGATGGTGCGGATACCTCAGTACTGGGTGGTGACCCAGTTGGTCAGCGCGACCGATGCTACGCCGCCGTCCGTGGTGTTGCCGATGCCCGAGAACGCCTGCGCGAGCTGCAGGTACGGCGTCGAGACGTCCTTCTCGCCGGTGGTGTAGCCGGAGCTGGTCATGGTGATGGCCAGGATCTGGCCGCCGAGCAGCACCGGCTGGGTGAGGGTGTGAACGGTCGGCGACTGGACGTAGGACTTGAAGAGGCTCAGGTCGGCGTCTGACTCGAAGATCGCCTTGTACGTGCCGTCGATTTCCATCGCCCCGGCGAACAGCTCCCGCGGCGCCTGCGTGCCGTCGGAGGACTGGACGACCTCGAGGGGCCGCTTGAGCGTCAGGTCCGCGGTGAGTCCCCTGGTGGACGCCGCGCCGGCGTTGGTGACGGTCCAGCCCCAGCCGACCTGCGGCTGCACGCCGGACGCCGCGTAGGCGAACGTGGACTGCACCGACGACGGCATGCCGGTGTACTTCGGCGCGAACGTGATGAACGACTTCGGGTCGATCTTGATGCCCAGCTCGGACATGACGCACCCGGCCCAGCCGAGCTGGTCCACGCCGTCGTCAGTCGTCAGGCTGTAGGTGGGCCAGACGGTGAAGAACGACCGGTTCTGCTTGAACGTGTGCAGCGTCGGGCTGAGCACGGTCCCGCCGGCCGCGGTGTGGGCGAACTTCGTCGAGTTGCCGCCCGTGCCGCCGCCGACCACCACGGTCGCGGCCGTCCCGATGGTGGTGACCTTCACGTACTCCAGGTTCGCGCCGGCGGAGTCGGAGATCTGGATGACCGAGCCGGTCGGCACGGTCGCGGTCAGGGTCAGGGAGGTCGCGTTGGCCGCGCTGTTGGACGCCAGGGTGGTGGACACCCCGGCGGTGACCACATCCGGGCCGATCATGGCGCGGAACCAGTGGCCTGCCAGGTCGGAGTAGCCGTTGACGCCGATGGACCAGTCGTCCTGCGCCGGGCCCTGGACGAGGCCCTGGAGGATGACGTCGTTGTTCCGGTACGACTCGTCGCGCAGCGGGATGATCGAGTCGACGTATTTGGTGCCGGTGTTGAACGGGATGGAAACGGTGGGCACCGTGTAGGTGTAGGGGGTGGCTTCCTTGGCGAGGCCGAGTTTGACGAGCCGGGAAAGGATGCCGCTCATGCCGTCTCCCCTGCGGGCTTGGTCCCGGCCGGAGTGCCGGTGCTGTCAGGTGCCGGGCTGGCGCCCGGTGGCTTGCCCGGCGCGGCGATGACCGGGACCGGCTTCGGCGTGCCTGTGCCTGCTGCGGGCGGCGGGTCTTCGCCGCTGCCGGGCGGCGTCCCGGCTGCGGGCTCAGCGGACGGCTCCGGGTAGCCGGTCACCTCACCGCCCGGCCCGTCGACCGGGACGAAGCCGGTGATGACGCCGTGCCCGGCGCGGTCCCAGCCGGGCCACTCGAACTCCCCGCCCGGGCCGACGCTGAGGCCGCGGTCGAACAGGTGCAGGACCTCGCCGGAGATGTTGCGGAACCACACGGCTGACCTCCTGGCGTGGTGGGTGGGAGACTGGCGGGATGATGCGCAGAAAGGCCCGGCCGATCGGCTGGAACGTCTACGTGGAGCGCGGCGACCAGTGGGGTCCCGTCATAGGCTCATCGGCCGAGTTCGCGGGCTTCGTTGCGCGCCGCCTCTGGCGTGACCGGCTGCCATTCGCCAGACGATCGTCAGCGCGGACGCCGGGTGAGGCTGCGAGCGTCGTGAGCGCCGGACTGCGGCGATGACCATGAGCCGCGTCATCTGCCGCGTCCTGGGCCACAGACAGGCCGTCCGGGGCGGCTACGAGGAGCGCTGGTACGGCCCTGGCTGGATACCGGAGCCCTGCTGCGCCCGGTGCGGGCTGCCGCTCGGACCCAGGCCCTTCCTCACCCGTTGAATTCCTTCTCATCGGCGTGATAAGTGATCGTGGCGCGCAGTTCGCCGTCCGCTGGGATCGTGACCTCCGGGTCCTCGTACTCCACGAGCCCGCTCGCCTGGCCGGGGACCTCGCCGACGGACAGGAACCGGCCGCCGTGGGACTTGTCGCCCAGCGGGCCGCGGATCCGCTGGAGCAGGAGCCCGATCGCGGCGCTGAACGCCCGCTGCTCGTTCTCCGCTATCGGCGGGTTCGGCGTCTTCACCGGCCAGGTGAGCTTCAGCACGATCGTGTACTGGTCGCGGTACCGCTGGGCGTTCACGTGGTCGTCGGAGGTGACCCGGCGGGTGACGTAGACGCCGCGTTTCTTCTGCCCGAGCCGGCTGCCCGGCCAGAACGCCTGCACCACATCCCACGGGCCGCCGGCGGACTGGCTCAGCGGCGGGCCGCCGTCGCCGGTCGTGTTCAGCCACGCCGCCTCGCGGTCCTCGACGTCGGCGGTGATGTCGGGCTGCGGGTACCAGGGAGCGGGCACTGGTCACCGCCTCCGCTGCCTGCGCGGCTTCCACCCGGCCGGCACGCCCTTGAGCTGCGACTTGTACGGCTTCGGCTTCCCGCCCGGCCGCACCGTGCGCGCGTTCCGCCCGGACGGCACATGCAGCAGCGAGTGGTAAGCCCTCGCCGTGCCCGGCCGGGGCGGCTTCCACGGCCGCGCCAGGGTCCGCCTGTGCCGGAGCGCCTTCTTGGCGTGCGCCTTGTAATGCGCGACCGTGCGGGCCTTGTGGGCCTTGAACGTCCGGGCGCTCCTGGCCCGGTGCGCCCGGAACACCCGCTCAGTCCTTAACCCAGTTGCTCAATATCAGCAGCGCGTCGGTGTGCAGCTGCTCCGGGTCGTGCTGGGTGGTGCCCGGCTGGAGCTCGCGGACGATGTCGTACGCCGCCATGAACTTGCACGCCCGCACCAGGCTCGCAGGGGTCGCCAGGACGTACCCGCCGGAGTAGGTGACCTGGATGCGGGAGCCGACGGGCAGGAACGTCCCCAGCATGAACCACACGTGGCCGGTATCGTTCTCGGGCCCGTTCAGCAGCGCAGCCGCCGGGACGGCCTGTGTGCCGCCGAAGGAGCGGATGATCTCGATCGACACGCCGGAGTACTGCCACATGTCGGGGTACTTGCTGGCCTTCTCATCAAGCCAGCAGTGGCGGACCAGATCCTGGCCGCCGATTGACTGGGCGTAGGACATGCCGAGCTGGGAGGTGATCGACATGGGCACGTTGGCCGCGCCGCCGTACTCGTCGGCGTCGATCCCGTCAGCCCGGTGGGTTTCCGTGACCGTGAACGGCGCGAGCCGGCGATCCACCTCGTCCTCGCACTGCCGGGTGGCCTCGAGCAGCACGTCGTTGACGTACGGCTGCGTGCAGGCGCTGGCGAGGTCAGCGAACGGCCCGCTGGTGAACTGGGTGTAGCTGCAAAGGGGCGTTCCGTTGTCCGGCATCGCCCCCCCTTAAATGGTCAGGGCGCAGCTTCTCGCAACCGCTTCCTGCGCTCGCGCACGTAGCGACGCGCGCATTCCCGGCATCGGCGCGACCCATCGCGTGCACCCGGGCGTCGCCTGTGTCGATTCGAACGACTGCGCCACGCTCGCGTGTGGTCAGCGAGCGAGCGCCACGGCATCCCGTATCCGGCTGGCCGATCCAGTCCGCGTGGTCAGCGCGGCCGTAAGCCAGCACTCATGGGCGACTCCTCGCGCCGGAGCCTACGCCCCGTCGCCCTTCGGCGCGTCCTGGCCGTCACCATCCGCGCCGGGATCGTCCCTGGCGGTTTCAGCGTCGGCCTCAGCCTGAACTCTGGCCGCCTCGGCCGCGGCATCGGCGTCTGCCTTGGCCTTCGCCGCCGCGGCGGACTTCAGCGCCGCGCGGGTCGCCGCCGCCTCGGAGTACCCGCCTCCCCTGATGCCCAGCAGCTCCGCCCCGAGGTCATCAGGCACTTCGATGACGTCGCCGTCTTTCTCCCACGTGTACGGCACCCGGCCGTGCATGATCGTGGTGCCGCCTGAGTCCTTCGCGAGCAGCATGAGAGCCGCCTTCCCTGGTGACGCCCTGGGCCGGACTGGGTCGCCGGTCCCGGCCGGCGGGAACCGGAGCCGGGACCGGCGAGCTTGCTTACAGCGACGGATTCATGCGTGCGCCCCGGCCAACAAATCGGCTGGTCCGCACGGCAAACACCGTGTCACCTATGATTGCGTAAGGAAGTGTGTCCGGGCTTGCGGTGGTTGGATACACGTCGACCGGGTGTGCCTCCCTCACGTACGGCCTGACCACGTTGTTCCGGTCCCGGCTGATGAGGTAGAACGACTCCTCGCCGGCTGCCAGGGGCAGCAGGCTCGCGTTCGTCCCGAAGTACACGGTCGGCAGGGTCGCCGGGACGGTCGGGCCGGTCGAGTTCTGCGGCACCAGCGCGGTGCCGGTGTCGACGATCTGGTTGGTCAGGACGGGCGTGACGCCGTCGGCGGCCAGGCCCACGGTCGCGTCGACGTAGCCGAGGAACGTCTCCGACCCCGGCGGCCCGCCCGCCGCGGTCCGGTACACCTTGTACGACTGCGGCGACAGGCCGTCCAGGCCGGTGGGCGGGGTGAACGACAGGGTGATGGTGTTCGTGGAGGTGCCGCCGCCGGTGGCCTGGGACACCTCGGCCGACGGGAGCGTCTCGCCCTGCCGCGCGATCACCGGGGCGAGGACGTACTTGTAGGTGGTGGACAGCGGGATCGTCCCGCCGATGGTCGCGGTGGCCGCGGTGACGGTGCCCATCGAGTAGCCGTACGGGCTCAGGAACGACGTCGGCACCAGCGGGACGTTCTTGTAGCTGGACACCAGGAGTCCGGGGGCGATCTCGACCTGGGTGAACCGCTGCTGGTTCGTCAGCAGCTGCTCGATCTTCGCGATCGCCGTGGTCGACATGATGAACTGCCAGCTCGAGTCCCGCACCGGCTGGGAGGAGTTCCGGGAGACGGTGTTGATCACCTGGTCGAGCATCGCCAGCGACAGCGAGTTCCCGCCGAAGTCGATCGAGTTCTTGTAGCCGGTGGTGAAGTCGGACACGAGGATGTCGAGGCCGTCGAACTGCGGCTGCGCCTGGTTCGCGGTCGCCAGTGCGCAGCCCCACACCATGGCGCACTCGACGTCCCAGTAGTAGCCCTGGATCGCGCCCATGATTTCAGTGGCCCGCAGGTCACCGATGACCATCTGGGTGACTTCCTGGGTGTACCCGGTGACGCCGCCCACGGTCAGGACGTGCTTCATCTGGTACTGGTTCTGCACGTACACCGAGGTGGAGATGGGCCGGGCGCCGCCGTCGGGGACGAAGCCGCCGCTCGCGACAGTCGTGCGCTGGTTGAAGTAGTAGATGTCGCCCTTCCAGGGCTGCGTCGGAACGGACCGGCACAGCGGGGCGAAACGGCGCTGGTACTCGACCAGGATCGGGTCGATGATCTTGGGGATAAGGGCGCTTGCGCCAGCGGCGGTGAGCGCCTCGCGAAGCTCGGACATGGCCGGAGCCCCTTTCTCAACGAGAAGAGCCCCCGCCATCGGGCGAAGGCTCACGGTTGGATTGGCGACCATTGCGGCCATGCGGCACCAGCGCGGCGCTGGCGGTCAGGTAGAGCGGTCAGGCTCGCGAGGCGGGAAGGGCTGCCGCCCGGCGCCGCGCCTCGCGAGAACGGCGCCGGGCGGGAATGGTCAGGCGATCTTGGCGGCCCGCTCGCCGAACACGTGGTTGGCCAGGACCGGGGCGGTGCGGGCGATCAGGTCCTCGTGCGACATCTCGTGCAGCGGCTTGTCGCCCCACGACGCGGGCATCTTCGTCTTCTCGCTGATGACGTCCGCTCCGCTGTTCGCCGCGGCGGCCTGCTCGGCGGTCATGACGATGCCCTTGCGGCCGGGTGCGAGCTGCCCGGACTGGACCATCCGCGCGGTGGCCGCATCGACGCCTTCCTGCACGAGGCGGGTAATCCGCTGCTCGTCGGTCTCCTGCGGGAACTTCGCGGCGATCGCGGCGTCGACCATCCGCTGCACCTTCTCGGCTTCGGTCTCAGTCACGGCTGCGGGAGCCGCTGGCGCGGCCGGGGCAGCCTCAGCCGCCGGTGCAGCGGCCGCGGTCCCGGCCGCAGGTGCCGGGTGCGCTGCGGCGAACGCCGCCAGTGCCCGGTTTGCGGCAGCCTCGATGATCGCGTCGAGCTGCGCCTGGGTGTAGGCGGGAGCGGCCGGGGCGGTGGTCTCGGCCGCGGGGGCGGTGGTCTCCGGCATCGCGGATTCCGTCCTTTCCGTGGTTTCGCCGGCGGCCGGTTCCGGTGCCGGGGTATCGGTTGCCTCGGCCACGCTGGCCGGGCCGTCTGCCGGCGCGGTCTCGCCTGCGCCGCCGTCGTGGTCGGTGTCCTCGGAGCCGGCGCCGTCCACGTCGATGTCGCCGTCCATGTCCGGGTCCAGCGCGGCCAGGGCCTTGCACGCAGCGTCAGCGGCGGCGCGGAGGATCAGGTCAAGGTCGGCCGGGTCCATGCCGTAGCACGACAGGCACAGGTTGATCGGGCCGTTGGACGCGTTCAGCGACCAGGAGCCGGAGGTCTGCGGCGAGCCGTAGTCGCCGTACCACTCCCGCAGCTCGGACTCGGTGACCTGACGCGCGGGCTCGATGACCCAGCCCTCAGCGGCGACCTTGACGCCGAAGGCCTTCAGCGCCTTCATGATCCGGCCCTTGACGCGCTTGAGCTGCGCCGCGGTGTACTTGGCCGCGTTGTCCTTCTGGTTCACATATGACCAGGCGGCCTTGGCCAGGGCCTTGGTGGTCAGGTCATACCTCTGCTTGCCATCGGCCTGATAGCCCGGATCGGCGTAGACCTTGCTCCCGCCGGTCAGGCCGCTGCCCCGCTTCGACAGCGGCAGCGCGGCACTGGACGCCTCGCACAGGCCATTGCGGAGGATGACCGGCGGCTCGGGCGGCAGAGCGCGCAGTGTCTCCCTCAGCGCTTCCCGCGCCTCAGCCGTCATCTGCGGTGCCGCCTCCGTCGCTGTCTCTTCGGTGATCGCGGTCACGCGCGCCTCCTGGACGCTCTCGGTGATGGGCACCCGCTCATCGGTCTCGGTGCGGGTGCCGTCTGCGGTCCAGGCGAACGTGTCGATCTGCGCGTCGGCTACGCCCGGTGACCGGGTGAAGTCCAGCCCGTCGATGATGAGCCCGTCCGCAGTTTCCACGGGCTGGCCATCGGGTCCCTTGACCGTGCGGACGGTGCCCGTCCAGTAGCCGCGGATCGACACGTTCCGCAGGAACGGCGGCTGCCCGTCGGCGGTGCTGGCCAGGTTCGCGATGTCCCATCCGGCCGGGGTGTCAGGGAGGTCCGAGGCGAAGCGGAGCCGCCCGTTCTCGTCCAGGCTCACCGCAGTCAGGGAGCCGCTGATCTCGCGGCTGTCATCGCCTGCCGCGTGGTGGGTGAGCATGACCATCGGCTCGGTGCCGTCCTTGAGGCGCTTCTGCGCCCGGGCGACCGCTCCGACGATGTGCTCCGGGGTGTAGAGTCGCCGGTTTTTCGAGATCCCCGGCGCGAGCCCGACTCCGCCGATGGTCGCGATGGCCTTAGCCACGGCTCCCCCTTCCGCCGGTCACCAGGCGTGCCTTGAGGTCGCGGGCGGCTGCGGCCGATGCGGGCGGGTTGCGGTGCGGCCTGCGGGACTCGTGACCGGCCAGTGCCGAGACGACGGCCTTACGGACGTCGGGGCGGTCGAGCGCTGCGATGAGCATGGCAGCGAACGCGTCCGCCCCGGCTGCCGCCTGGTGCTCGGCCGCCCGCTCCCGCGCGGCCCTGGGAAGGGCCAACGCTCAGCAGTAGCCGATCGTGAAAGCCGGCCCGGAGGTGACGTTGACGACGGTCAGGTTCGTGGCGAACGGCAGGTCGATGGCGATCACGTTGCCGATGGTGCCGCCTCCGGGGACGATCGCCAGGATGATGCCCGACGCGGCAGGGCCGTCGTAGATCGTCGCGTTGTCGGTGCTGGTGCCCGCTGCGGTGACGACGATCTTGATGCACCGGCCTGCGGCGTTCTTGACCGTGGTGGTGCCGGCCGATGCGGCGATGGCGGCGGCGAGGCTGGCGCGGATCGGCCAGCCGAGGTCGTCGTACTCGGTCCAGTTGGCGTTCTTGCTCATGGCGGAATCGCCCCTTCCGGGCTCGGGTGGTTGCGTGATCAGGGCGGCCGTCATGCGGCCTGGGAGGTCGTCAGCGGGCCATCAGCGAGATCTCGGTGCCGGTCACCGACCCGCCCGTGCAGGTCCACGACACGCGGCCCCAGCCGGGCAGCACTATGTAGGAGGTGGTCGGCCCGTGCAGGCCGCAGGACTTCACCGTCGCCCCGGCGGCGACAAGCGCGCCCGTGGTCAGGAACGCGGCGTACAGGTTCCCCAGGTCGTCGTACAGGTCCAGGTTCACCGTCAGCGACGGGCTGGAGACGATCGCGGCGATGGACACCATCAGCGCCAGGTCGGTGACATTCCGCAGGTCGACGGGCGTCTCGAAGTCGGGGTCCCACGGCGGGACGGCCGCCGGCTGCCAGTTCCCGGAGTTCCCCGCGCCCGCGATGGTGGTGCCGAGCCCGGAGGCGGTGAGGGACCAGATGCGGCGGACTGGCGGCCCGTGGCGGTCGGGCATCGCTGCCTCCCTAGGCGAGGAAGGCGGCTAGCGCCTTGAACGGGGCCACGTCATCGGCCGGCACGACCACGCACCGGCAGCCTGGATGGATCGCCGGGACGGGGCAGTCAGAAAGCGAGTACGGGTTGTTTTCCTCGTAGTCGTCACAGATCGGGCAGACCCTGTCGTCGCCGGCTGTGATGAAACTGCATTCGGGCAGGCCCTCTGATGCGTACAGGTCCAGTGATGCCTGGGACATGGCCTGTGCCATCGCCTGCTGCGTGAACGCGGTCACCGCGCGGACGGCCGCCGAGGTCTCCCCGTCAGCCTCGATCGCGGTCGTGACCGCCGTGGCCATCTCGGCGCGCGACGCGCCTTCCTCGAAGAGCCGGGCGAGGAGCCGGCCGACGTCGGCGGCGCATCCGGCGAGCATCCGCTGGATCCACTGCTGCGCCAGGAGCGGCAGGCTGGGGAGGTTGGCCAGTCGGTCGTAGATGGCCTGGTAGGCGGCGTCCCACGAGTACGTCCTGCTGTCTGACTCGGTGACCGTGTGGCCGTGCTTCTCGGCGTTCAGCGCGAGCACGCCGGCTTTGCCCTCGGCCATCGCCGACCGGAGCGCGTCTTCCACGGCGGCTTGCAGGTCGCTGTGCCTGTCGTGGGCGTAGACGCCGGCCAGGAGCGATCCTGCCGCTGTGCCGGTCAGCATCCGGAGGTAGGCCCGCTGCTCCGGGTTCAGCGGGCCGAACGGGCCGACCTCGGCGCGGAGCCGGTCGATGACCGGGCCGGCGTGCTCGTGCGGGGCGACCGTCTCCCACGCCCTGAGCACGGTCGCGGTGTGCGCCTCGGTGAGATCCTGCCGCCGCTGGAAGAACCGCGCCATGGTGCCTTCGAGCGATCCGATAATCAGGGTCGTCTCCAGGACGTGCGGGTCGCCGGCGTGCTCGCGGGCTGTCTCGGCTGCTGCGACCGCGCCGGCGGCGACACGATCCGTCCACGGGCCTCCGCTGAGCGCCCAGCCGGCCGCGTACGCCTCGGCGGCCGCCTGGGTGATGTCACCGGCGAACGGGTAGCTGGTTACGTCCTCGCCGTGGACCGCGCGAAGCTCGGCGAAGCTGACATCCTCAGCCGGCAGGCGCCCTACCGGGTCGTCATCATCCGCGCCGATATACCGCAAAGTGAGATGCGGGCAGTACCCGTGGTCACGGGGGACGTCGATCCCGGCTTCGGCGAGCTTGTCCAGCGCCGCGGCGCGCAGCGTTTCGAGCGCGGCCGAGTCAGCCAGGGCGACGATCACATCGGAGTCGCCGCCGGTGAAGCGGGCGTGCCCTGAGATCGTCCCGGTGAGCGGCCCCGTGCTCGCCGCGAGCTTGCCCGCCACCTCGTTCAGCGCGCCGGCGTCCACGTCCGCCGCGCTGCCCGTGTAGCAGACGGTCAGGTGGATGTCCGCTGGCTCGAGGCCATCATCGACGGCGAGCCTGGCGGCCAGTTCCGCCGGCGGGTAGAGGGCGAGCATGCTGCCGTCTGAGTAGTCCGGCTGCGCCACGCCCGGCCTCCCGCCGCGTAGTATTTCAGGTCGCCGGTACCGTATAGCCGTGATACGCTCTGGTCGTGGAGCGCACTACGGAGTTTTGCCCTCACTGCGGGCAGCGCATGCCCCCGGCGAAGGCATGCGTCCGGCCGGACTGCGGCAGGGAGTTCCGGTTCCGCCGCGCCGATGCCGTCTACTGCTCGCAGCGGTGCGCGCGGATCGTGGCCCAGAGAGAACTGCGCAGGCGGCAGCGGGAGGCGTCGCCGTGACCAGCCCGGCGGGAGCCGGCTTCATAGGAGAGTGATGATCGTGGCACTCAGGATCAGCGAGTCGATCCGGGTAGGGCCGTTCCGGTTCCGGGTCAGCACACCGCTGTCCGGCCGGGGCCGTACCTGGGTGTCAGCGGGCACCAGGACCGGCAGGCGAGGGTGGGCGAGCGTGTCACGGCCAGTAGGCGGACGGAGACGGCGCACCCGGTAGACCTTCGGGCGTGGCCAGCCGACCGATCACCGAGCCGGTCGGCGCGTGCATCTGGTCGGTCTCGTAGTGCCTGCCGCGATCACCGGAGTACGCCGCCAGCAGCGCGGCCCGTTCCTCGCGGCTCGGTATCCGCTGGTGCGGCCAGATCACGACGTGGTCCACGCCGTCGAACGTCAGACCGCAGGCGCAGGGCGCGCGGTCTTCGCCGAGGAGGTTCGGATCGGTGCCGTCGCAGTGGCGGATCACGCTGGCGGCCCGATCGGCATGCCCGCGTTCTCCAGCACCTGGGACGTGGGCTCGAAGGGCTTCGGCGGGACGTGCTCGCCCCTGTCATCGCCGGCGACCCGTTCCAGGTACAGGTAGCTGCCTGCCGGCAGCACCGCGACGACGGTCGGCGACACGCTCCGGTTCCGCATGACCACGCAGCCCGGCAGGTCCGAGTCGGTGGACGGGTAGACATCGTGCAGGATGCGCTCGCGGCCGTCGGCGAGCGTGAACCGCCATGTGCCCGGCTCGCGCTCCTGAACGGGCGGTGGCGAGAGTCCTGGCACGCTTGGCGGGGGTCCGTGCTTCATGCCCGGCATCCTACAGGTCAGCCGATCAGCTTCGGCAGGAACGGGCTCGCGGCGGCAGCGGTGAGCGGCTGGTTCGGCAGTGTCGACGGCTCCCAGGCGGCGGTAGTCCCCGGTAGCTGGTAGGGCTGCTCGGGCGGCGGCTGCGGATCGCTCATACCGGCAATCCGAAGTGGGCTCGTACCGAAGCCGCCCGGAGTTGGTCGAGCCGGGCTATCGCCTGCCTCTGGACTCCGGTCAAAGGACGTTCGGTGATCGTGAACCCCGTGATGGGAATCGCCTTCGGGCCAGCGCCGCGCGGGTCGCCGTAGAGCAGCCTGTTAAGCACATGCTCGCGGGCTATCGGCCCAATGCCCTCCAGCCTCATCGCCAGCTCAACGACTCGCAGCATAGTTGCCATGTGAACTGGCTCGGCCTCGATTGTCTCCCCGCAGGCGCAGGCCATGCCGCCCTCGGTCATCTGGAAGTAGCAGACGTGCGGTTGCGGCTCGCTCATGCCGGGCTCACGATCGCCTGGACCGCCGCAGCGTCCAGCGGCTCCAGATCGCAGGAGTACTCGCCGATGCCGGTCTGCGTTCGGCTGGCTACCCGGTAGTAGACCAGGCCGTCCGGGCTGCTGGCCTGAACGATGGCGCCGACAGCCGGTTCAGGCAGGCCCGTGGCGGCCGTGTCGTAACGCGGTGCCGGCTCCCTGCAATCCGCCGGCGGCGTCCATCCCATCGCCACCAATGCGTCGCGGGTGGTTTCCTCCAGGCTGCACCGGGCTTCGAGCGTCCAGACGCTGCCCTCATAGACGGGCAGTGTGATTGTCAGCTCAGGTGCCGTCTCCCCGTTGCCGCTGTCGAACTCCAGCCGGGCGAACGGGAGCAGGTGGCCGCCGACCTTCAGCGCCAGGTTGGGGAACACGGTGCCCGTCAGCTCGACGTGAGTCAGGCCCGGTGCGGTCTCTCCCATCAGCCCTCCCCGGTGTACCTGACCAGCCTCGGCTTGCCCTCGCAAGCCTGGCACTGCTCAGCGTAGCCGTGCAAGGTGACGCCCGAGCCGCCGAGAAGGTAGACGGGCACGGAGATCACCGAGGGGAGGAAGCAGGTCTCGCACCACAGGCCCGTGATCGGATCGCCAGGCATTGCCCGGATGGCGACCGAGCGGCCGTCGTCGCTGAGGTCCAGCTGGGGATCGCGGGCCATCAGCAGCCGACCAGCTCCGCAGTGTCGTGACCGTCCGGGCCCATCCACGTGAACTCGCCCTGCGGGTCGCTCGTGGTACTCATGCAGGTCAGTGCGCCCGGTGCCGGTAGACGTGCTTCAGCGGCACTTCCGCCGACGCCGACGCCAGCGGCGTGGTGTCGTCCTCGTTCAGAAGCTCCCGCGTGCTGCCCACCGTGAAGGTGACCGAGTCCACCTTGTGGTGCTCCGCCAGCTTGCCGGCGAACTCCTTCAGCATCGCGTCGGCGTCGTCATCCCGCTCGTTGTCGTGGATGCCCGCGCCCTCGATGTGCATCGACCAGTGGCCCATTTGCGTACTTCTCCTCGCTGATAGGTCTCACAGTTGCGGCAGGTCCACCGCGAACGCATTCCGCGCCGGTGCCTGTACAGCACCGGTGCCGATCTACTCGTATGTCCACACACCGGTCGCCGTCGCCGGTGTGGTGTCCAGGTCCGCGTGATACAGCCCGACGCCGTCCTTCACGATCGGCGCCGACGGGTAGGTGACAGTGACGACCGCCTGCCCTGTTCCCGGCCGGTACTGCAGCGTGACCGTGGTCGGGTCAGCGAGGTTGCCGTTAACGTCGCGGAAGCCGCCCGCTGGCGACAGGATCGGCCCGGAGTAGGTGGCGACCCTGACCAGGGAACCGGCGAGGTAGGAGTTCACCGCCACCCCCGGCTCACGGGTCGCTGTCGTAGGCACCCGCTGTCGCCGCCGGCCAGTCAGCGGCGGTGACCGTCTCCGCCATCCAGTCGGCCGCAGCGGCCGTCATGACCGGCCAGTCCGCAGCTCCCGTGGTTGCCGCCGGCCAGTCCGCCGCGCCGGCGCCGAACACGGCCCAGTCGAACGCGCCGGCCGTCCCGATCGGCGGGGCACCCGGCAGCAGCTGCAGCAGAAGGGCGCCGGCGGACCCGCATGCCCCCGCGAACCTGCGGGCAGCACCCCGCAGCCACCGGCCGGCCGCGGCCGTCGTGCCAGCGAACCGCATGGCCACGGCACGGCTGACGCTGCCCGCGGACACGACCGGCCCGGCGTACGTCACTGACGCCGCGCGGAGCCACATCCCGGCCGATGGCAATGAGGCGGCGTACGTCCGGGCTGCCGCGCGGCTGAGCACGCCAGCGGTGGCCGCCACAGCAGCCAGGGTGAGGTGCAGCAGCCGGCCGAGCACCATGCTGGCCGCCGTGGCCGCCGTCGCCGCCCAGGCCCGGGCAACATCGCGGATCAGGCTGGCTGACGTCGCCGCGGTGCCGGCGAACGTCATGCGTGCCTGACGGGTCAGCGACCCGGATGTGGCGGCGGTCCCTGCGAAGATCCTGGCACCCTGCCTGGTCAGTGATCCCGACGTGGCCGCGGTCGCCGCGAGCGTCCGGGCTGCCTGCCGCGTCACGGCCCCTGACGTGGCCGAGGCGCCGGCCAGGTTTCTCCCGCAGCCGCGGCCAAGGGTGCCGCTGCCTGACCCCGATCCGGCGAACGTCCGGCCGGCGGCGCGGGCTGCCGACCCCGTGGTCGCAGCTGAGCCGCCCAGCGTCCGGCCGGCCAGCCGGGCAAGCGAACCTGCGGAGCTGGCCGCGCCGGCGAAGGCTTCCGAGGCTGCCCGCGTGAGTGCCCCGCCGGTCGCTCCCGTGCCAGCCCACGACCGGCCAGCCTGCCTGACCAGTGATCCGGTCGTGGCCGCCGTCATCGTGAGCGTCAGGAAGTACGTCGTGCCGCCGCCAGAGGAAGGTTTCGGCTGCTGCAGGATCAGGTAGGCCGCGGCTGGCCTGCTGCGGCCTAGCCGGGACATCGGCTACCCGCTCTCAGTACGTTTCGAAGATCGCGTAGATGTAAGCGTTCACCGAGGTGGCGAAGGTCATCCGCACCCGCAGCGCGTCGCCGGACACCACTTCAGGCTCACGGCCGAGCGGCCACTGCTTGCAGTACGGGCCGACCGGGTTCAGGCACAGATCCTTCATTTTCGCCGCAGTGACCGTGCCCTCGGTGCCGGCACCGGTGGCGAACGCCGACAGGCCGGTGCCGAGATTCAGCGGCACACCCGTCGAGCCTGACGTGTTGGCCGGCGCGTTCGGGTCGTCGTGCGGCTGGACGTCCGCCACCGCGTAAGCCGCCGACATGCCGGTGCAGAACACGGTGCCCGTGTCAACCAGCTCGACCTCGCCGGGTGTCGCGTAGGAGTCGAGCGAGAAGCCCCACTCGACGATGCGGATCGTCACGCCCGGGGCCAGCTGCATCATGGTGCGGATCGCGGTGCCGGTCGGCTGCTTCACCGGGGCGGCGGTGGTGACCATCGCGCTGTTGTGCACGAGGTAGGTCTTCGCTGACACGCTGACCACCCCCGGGTTAGTAGATGGCTGCCCGGTTCACGGCCTGCATCAGGGCCAGCGCCTGGGCGGGCGGCAGCAGGCCGAGCACGACGATCGTCGCCGTCGCGGTCAGGATCGTCGCCGACACTGTCTGGGCGGATGTGCCGCCGGTCAGGTAGCCGACGGTGGTGTAGGTGTTGGCGCTGGTGTGCAGCTGGCCGATCTGGCTGAAGCCGTTGCCCAGGGTCGGCGCGCCGCCGCCGCTCGCGTTGTTGTAGATCGCGATGAGCATCTCGCCGGCCTGCTGCGGCGTGCCCGACGTAACTGACGGGCTGGTGCCGGAGCCCTGGTTGGCGCTGTTCGTGACCGCCGCGTCGACCGCGGCCTGCCGCCTCGCGCCGGGGACGCCGACCGCGACGCAGTTCTTCGTCCCGCTGGTGCCGGACCAGGTGACGGTGATGAACTGGCTGGTCGTCAGCGCCCTGGAGTTGTGCGCCACCCAGCAGTCGGCGAACTGGTGGCTGGTGACCTGCGCGCCCGCCACCTGGGCGTAGGTGTTGCCCGCGTCGTCGGCCACGCCGGTGATCGTCGCCCCGGATGCGCTGGTGCTGCCGAGTGCCACGAGGATCAGGTCGCCGGGGCTGTTCGCGGTCGCGACGGCGATCTTCTCGCTGATCGCGGAAGCTGGGGTGTTGGTGCCGATCAGGTACGGCGTGCCGGGCGGCATGGCTCACCCGCCCAGGTAAAGCCCGCTGGTTCAGGTGATCTTGAGCTGGATCGTGGACTGCAGCGAGTCCCCGTTGTTCAGCGCCAGGCCCGGCACGCTTGATTCGTGCAGGAACATGTCGCCGTTGGTGACCACCTCGGAGCCGGGGGCGTTCCCGGCAGTCACGATGTCAGCCGCCGCGATCGAGGCGATCGCCGTGGACCCGTTCGCGCCGCGGACCACGGTCAGCGCCGTCGTGCCGGACCCGGCCGTGACCTCCATCACCTCCGTGCGGACCTGCACGTAGCTGTTGGTGCCGGGGCTGAAGGTGCTGCCGGTGTTCAGCGTCGTCGCCGAACTCGAGCCGACGACGCCGCCTGCCGCCACAGTGTTCGTGGCCGGCTTCGTCGCGGACGGGTACAGCCCGACCTCGCTGATCGTCTGCGCTGACGCGGAGGTGATCGTGCCGACTACCTGGTAGGTGTCGTTGGTCGTCGTGGTGGTCTGCACCGACGGCGTGCCGGCGACCCTGGCCTCGGCCGCTTCCTGGAACATGCCGACGTCGGTCACCGCGGCGGTGAAGGGGCCGCCGGCGATGCCGCCGGTGCCCCATCCGAGCTGCTTCGGCTCGGAGAACGACCCGCCGTTCGCGCCGATCCTGTTCTGGTAGATCTCGCGGCCCTTGGCGGTCAGCACCACCGTATTTGTGGCCACAGGTCACCCCTTTCCAGGGCGGCAGCGGGCCAGCGCCCGGCGAGGGGTTGTCAGGACGGCCGGCGCAGCGTGGCGGCGTCCGCGTTGGCCCGCCGGACCCGCCAGTTGGCCACGTGCCGCCGGACGATCCGCCACCACATCTGGCGCAGCGGGTTCCGGTAGCTGGCGTTGGTCACGCCGACGCGGTCGACGTGCGGCTCGCGGGGATTGCCGCAGCCCGCGCACGGCTCGCCGGTGACCCGGCGGTGCTGGCATTCGGTGCAGGCCCGCACGATGACGTGGGAGACCTCAGCAGAGGCGACTGCCCGGCCGCGGCGGGTGCTCATGCGCCCGGTCCCAGGACGTGGCCGAGCCCGCTGGCGATCTCCATCACGCCCAGGCCCTCGCACGGGATCGCCAGGGCCGAGAAGCCGAGATGCTCGGTGCGGGCGTCCAGCCACTCCTGCGCCAGGCGCAGATCCTTCTGGCTGAAGCTGAGCGGAACCCGGACGATGAGCACCTGGCCAGGCTCCACCACGGTCACGCACTCGCGCAGCAGCGCCTCGATGGCGGCCCCGTCCAGCACGGCCGCGCCAATTTCCGTCGTCCCGGCGCCAGTTTCTGTCGTCATCGGTTCCCGCCGATCGTCGATGAGGCTGACCCGGCGATGGGCATGCGTCCCATCGCCTCACGAAGCCGTGCCTGGTACAGGGCAAGCTGAGTGGCCCGCAGCGCTTCCCGGGGCGCTGGCGGCAGTGACTCTCGCGGGCTCTTAGGCATGCCGGACTTGCCCGCCGGCTGGTCCGGGTCGCCGTCACCCGGCGGCGCGTCCGGTGCCGACGGGTCGCCTGCGACCGGCTCCCCTCCCGGTGGCTGCTCCCCGGCGGCCACACCGGGCGCGCCCTTGCCTGCCACGACCGCCTTCGACATCGCTGCCATGTCGGCCCACAGGACCAGGTTCTGCCTGTCCACGAGCACTGCGTCATCCCCGCCGGGCACCGGCGGCTCGCCGATCTCGGCCCGGTACTTGTTCAGCGTCCAGGCGCCGTCGCGGAGCCGCTGCGAGCGGATGCCCTCCACGATGACCGAGTCGCGGTAGTCGACCTCGCCGAACTTCAGCTTCCAGTCCGTGATCCTGAACGCCTGGATGGTGAGCGCGAAGTTCAGTGCCTCGATGACGAGCTCGCCGATCGGGCCGCACGTATTGATCTGATATGTCCGGTGCTGTGAATCGCCCGTGCCGCCGCCGAGGTTCCCCGCCTCGATCACCCCGCCCTCGGCCGGGGGGACGCCGAAGTCGGACAGGATCTCGTCCCGCGCCTGGTTCTTCAGCGCGATGACGTCGCCGATCTTCCCCGTCTGCAGCTCATTGAGCTTCACGCCGCCCTTGGTGATGATCGGCGCGCCGATGTTCCTCGCGCCGAGGTTCCTGGTGGCGTGCTGGTCCCGCCAGGTCCGCATGTCCTTGTCGGCCGCGCCCGCCGGGAAGTCGGCGTGGAAGTTCGGCGGCAGGCCTTTCTTCGCGGCCTCCTTGCCGGTGCCGTTGGCGAACAGCCACACCTTCACGGACTCGACGGCGGCCTGCATCGGGGAGATGCCGAGCACCGACGGGCGGGCCGCGTCCAGGGATACGTGGATGATCTCGTGCGGCTCGAAGTCGGCCCGCTGCCCGTAGTCGGACACCTGCACGTAGCGGGAGACCGCGCCGTGGGAGTCGGCGATCGGGGTGGTCGTCGGCGAGTCCTGGTTGTACAGGGCGACCGGCAGCGACCCGATCCAGACGACCTCGAGGTAGGCGTCGCCGAAGACGAGCAGGTCGGCGATGAAGTTGCGGCAGAGCTGGCGGATGTTCTGCGCCGGGTTGACATAATCGAGCAGCGCTTCCAGCGCCAGGACATTCGCCGGCTTGTCCGGGGCCTCCTGATCGCCCTCGCCGCTGTCGGCGTCCCAGTCCGTGACCAGGCCGCCGGCGGTGACGGTGCGGGCGATGGTCTGGACGGCGACCCACGCCCACGGGCAGCACAGGTACGCTTCCCACAGCTCGGTCAGCAGGCTCTTGCGATCCGAGGCTGTGGCCGCGCCGATACCGGACTGGACTTCGTCCATGCCGCCGGGCCCGATGCCGTACGCGAATCCGGAACGGGTGACGGTGCGGGCGGCGGCGGCCTGGTCCGCTGACATGGCCCTGACCGGGCCGGCCTCGATCACCGTGACCGTCCGCGCCGTCTCTGCGGCGTGGTGCTTCCCGCGGGGACGGCCGGTCAGCAAGTCGGCGAGAGGCACCCGGACCTCCCGGCCTTATGCTGTCCGCGTGATCCCGGATATCGCCATCGGCGCGCTCCTGATCGCTGCCGCCGCCCTGGCGGGGGTGATGGTCCTGGCCGCGCGCCGGACGGCGACGATCACGCTGGCAGGGCCGTTCGCCAGCGCCGGGGAGCTGCTGGACGTCGACCACGGCGAGAGCACGGAAACGGTCGTGGTCCGCCGGGTCATGACAGACCTGACCGCGGGGAACGTGGTCCTGGTGCGGCCGTACCGGAGGTGGCACGCGGTGAAGTGGACGCGGCGGTGGCTGTGAGCGGTGACGACCGGGCGGTCCGCGATCCGGCGGGACTGGCTGCGGCTGGCTGCCATCTCTGTTGCCGGGGGCACGATCACCAGCGGCTTCGCCCAGTGCCCTGCCTGCTTCTGCGCCGTGCCTGAGAGCGCCGAGGCGCTGGCCGGGCACGTGAAGTGGCACGACGGCGAACTCGTGCGCAACTTCACGGGATTCTGGGCGCAGCCGTCTACGCTCTCAGTCGTGGATGCGGCAACGGGCGACCAGGTGGCAACAGGCGAGCCCGCGGTAGCGGTAGCGACCTGGCGCGGCGACGTGCTGGAACTCGCGTGCCCCCGCTGCGTCTTCCGCATGTATTACCTGCACGGAACTGACGACCGGGGCCTGCCGCACTACTGCACCGAAGGTGGCGTGATCGTGTTCCGGTTCGAGGGTGCGACGTGGCCAGTCCGCCCGTGATCTTAGACAGCGGCCGGTGCAGGCGGCACCGAGGATGGCGCGAGCGCCGCTACCTGAGCCACGGCGCCCTGGAGCTGGGTCACGCCCGCGTCGAGTGCGGAGGTGTCCACCTGCGACCCGGCCGCAAGCGCTGCCTGGATCGCGGTCGCTGACTCGCCCAGGCTCACCGCCGCCGCGCTGATCGCCGCTGCTGCCGCGTTCACGTCGTCTTGAGCTGCCATGATCTGCTCCTGTCGGTCTCGTAGCTCGCGGGCGAGCATGATCAGGTCGGCGAGGGCGAGATCCTCGCCGACGTCTGCGAACGGGGACCGGCGGACGGTGCCGGGCGGCGCGTACTCAGGCATCGGCCCCCACCTCCGTCACGCGAACGGTGATCGCTGGGTGCCGTGGGCCTGGTCGCTGCCGTTCCTCGCCAGCGCTGCCGCGGCGAACATGCCGTCCGTGTCGTCCCGGCGGTATCCGAAGTTCCCGACCTGCTCCGGGATCTCCATGCCGTCGAGCAGGGACTTCGGCGTGTCTTCGAGGATGACGAACTCGGGGCCGGTGCCAAGGTTGATCAGCAGGTACCGGGCGCAGTCCGGCAGGTGGTCCTCGGCGTTGGTGTCCGCGTCCTCAGGATCGCCCTTGGTGGCGTGCGGCAGGTCCGACAGGGTGCGGTAGAAGTTCTCCAGCGTGGAGAACATGTGCATGCCGGGGCAGGTGTCCCAGCCCATTGACCGGTGCAGGAAACACGCCGGCTTCTCGGCCAGGTAGGAGCGCAGGCGCTGCCAGCCGATGACCCGCGAGCCCTTGTTCGCCCTGGTCAGATGCACGCCGTTGTCGGCGTATACGTCGGCGATGGTCTTGGGGTCACCGCGGGAAGCCCACATGGCGTCATCGGCGTAGCGGATCAGCACCCGCTCGTCGCCGGCCTCGGCTTCGAGGATGCGCCGCGCCTGCTCCGCCTCGCCGACCCCGGCGGAGTAGAGCTCGCGGTACCACCAGACCCGGCCGTCCTCATCGACCGCCGCGTACAGCACGCCCCAGGGCTTCCCGAACCCCCAGTCGATGCCGTTGTACCGGCGCCACGACTCTGGCAGCGAGATAGGCGCGATGACGTGGCGGTCGCGCGTTAGTTCCGGGTACATCTGGCCGCTGAAGACATTCCAGTTGCCGTCCAGGAAGGCGGCCCGCAGCTTCGCCGGCAGGGCGTGCAGGTCGGCGGCGTACTCCGGATTCACATGCGGGTTGTCCGACAGCCGCGAGGGGATGAAACGGACAGTCCGGCCGCGCTCGTCGGTGATGACCCGCTCGCCGTGGTTCGTGGGCACGATGTACCGGGCCTTGACCGCGCCGTGCCCCGCGCCGCCCGGGTTCGCCGATGACCGGATGCCGAGCACCGGGATGTCAGCCCGGCCCGACCGGAGCCTCGACTCGAGGAACGCGATCACGTCCGGAGGGGTCAGCGTCCTCTCGTCGAAGACCAGGAGCTGGTACTGGCCGCCCTGCCGCCTCGTCGCGTCCTTGATCGTCTCCGCGTACCGGAACATGATCAGCGACCCGTTCGGGAACCGCAGCTCGTACTCGGTGCCGTTCCACACCGCGCCCAGCGCCGACGCGTAGGCCAGGTCCGCCAGCTCGGCGAGCAGTGACTCCTTCAGTTCCGGATAGGTGCGGCGGAACGCCCCGACCCGGATGCCGGGGTAGCGCATGCACGCCCGCAGCGCCTCGCAGGTCAGAGCCCTGGTCTTTCCCCCGCCGGAACTTCCGCCGAAGAGAAGGTCGAACTCGGTGGCCGCGTGGAACAGCTCCTGCGGGCACTGGCCGCACGGCTCTGGCAGGACAAGCGCGCCTCGCTGCCGCGCGTCGTGGCGGACCTTGCAGTTCGGCTCGTAGCCGAGGGTCTCGAAGACCGGCGGGTCGGGCGGGTCGAGCCGGTCGGCCAGCATCGCCGCGAAGCCAGCCGCCACCGTGCACTCCTAAAGCGGAGGCTCAATCCGCGCGGCACGCTTGCCGGCTGGTGAGCGAACGTAAGAACCCGCTGGCCAGCGCGACGGCACTAAGCGGAGGCTAGACGGCCCGCAGGTGCCGGGCGACAAGCTGCTGCGCCTGCTTCTGCTTCGCTGGATCAAACCCCATGTCGGCCAGCGCCTTGGCCAGCGCCTCGTTCACGAGCTCGATCTGCCGGAGCTGCACCCTGGCCAGCCGCTCATCGATGTCGCACCGTGCCATCGCGGTCAGGAACTTCTCGCACCGGTCCAGCGCCCGCTCCCACAAAAGGACTTCGGACCTCAGTTGCTCGCCGGTCAGTTCGCCGTCATACCGAACCGACGTGAGCTTGTTGACCAGGGCTGCCGTGGCGTTCTTCCACGCAATGACCTCGCCGGTCACCTTCGCCAGCTCCGTCAGCGGATCGTCAACCGGCGTTACCCCGAGCTGCGCGAGCCCGGCCCGCGCCTGCTTCTGCGCACCCGCGATCCGGCCCGAGGGGGCGCTGCCGCCGTGAAGCTTGCACCGGCCGTGGCCAGGATGCGGCGTTCCCCACCCCGCAGCCTGGGTGCATGTTCCGTCGCGGCCGTGGAGTTTCCCGCCGCAGTACGGGCCTTTGCGCTTCGGGCCTGGTGCCGGGGTCGTCATGCTTCACTCCCGGATCACGGCTCGTCATGGAAGGGTCAGGCGGCCATGTTGCGCCGGACGCGCTTGTCACTGCCCGATGTGGCTATCGCCGCGTCTCGGGCCAGTCTCTGCGCCTCCAGCACGTCATCCCACGCATAGAGCGGCTTGCGCGCTGTGCCGCCGGGGGCTGGCGAGAGGTAGCCCAGTGATCGCCAGCGGGACACTGTGGAGGGATTCACGCCGAGCACGTCGGCAGCCAGCGTCGTGGCCATGAGGATGCGCCCGTCCGATGTGGTGGTGGGCATGCTGCGGCGGGGTGGCGTTGCTGTGCTCGCGTGGCGGGGAAGCGCCTGGATGTGGCCGAGCAGAACCGGGGCCGGCTCAAACCATTCGCCCTTGATCCGCAGCGCCCCGAACTGCTCGTGACGCTGGCGTTCCACGAGAGGCCCGCCGGGTTCGGTTGCCAGCAGGCAGTCATGCGGGAGGGCGCCGAGCCGCTTGCCGAGGTCCGTGGTGGTACCGATCTTGATGCGGTCGCCGAACTGGATGTAGTAGACGACACTGGCTGCCTCAAGATCTCGGCGCGCCAGGGCGGCCGCCCTGGCGTGATCGGCCCGGCGCTGCCTGCGGAGCGCATCGCGGTCAATGCCGCCGCTCACCGTACGGTCAAGCCACGCGGCAACTAGCTCGGTAGCGTCTTCCTCGGCCAGCGGCGCGCATGCCAGGCTGGCAACCATCAGCTGCTCGCGGAGCGCCCTGGCGTGGCCTTTACAGAGTGCCACCGGCTCGGCCGTCACTGGCGCGAAGCGGCAGGCGGTCCCGGATTCAACGGCGACGCATATCTTCGCCTGGCTCGGCGCGTCCTCAACGCGGACCCTGGCACCGCAGCCGCATCGGTAGGCACAGCGGCCTCGCGGCGCGTCCAGGGTCATGGCCCGGCCGCATCCGCAGCGGATCGTAAACTCTGTCATGTCGATCTGCTCTCATCAGGTCGGCTGGCCCCGGCGATGGTGACACATCGTCGGGGCGCTTTATGGCGAACAGTCTATCGGCTCAGGCCGCCATCCGGCCGGGATCTGGTGCCTGACGCTCACGGTTCCGGGGTGTCGCCTGCACTCTGGCTACCTCTGCGGCGTCATACAACTCCCGGCCGTCCGCATCAAGTCCGCGGACCGTCAGGAAGCGGCGGCGGCGCCACTCGTAGATCGTGCGAGCCCGGATGCCGTACACCTCGGCGCACTCCGCAGCGTTGAGAAGCGGCCGTCCGTCTTCGGTGAAGTACCGGGCGGTGACGTCCAGGGCGGCCACCCCCGGACATGCAAAAAGCCCCGGCCGTGGCCAGGGCATTCGTGTGCTGCTGGCATGACTGTACACAGAGCGTTCCGGCACGGTCAACACAGGGTCAGGCAGCAGTCTCGGCGTCGAGCTCGGCTCGGGTGAGGCGCCTGTTGCAGTCGACGTTGATGCACTTCAGGTAGTCCTGGCCGAGTTCTTCCCAGAGGGTGAAGAGCTTGCACCGGGGGCATGGCTGCTTGACGTGCTTGGCTGCCGATGCGGCGTGAGCCCGGGCGATCAGCTCGCGGTGCCAGGCACGCGTTTCCTCGCCGAACGGCTGAGCGACATCAGGGTTGAGCATCAGCAGGTCGAAGTGCGCGTAGAGCCATGAACGGACGGTCGTGATCTCGGTGGCGAGATGGCCGCGGCGGGGAGTGGGGTCGTCCTCGTCCTTGGCCATCGCCTCCCAGCTTTTCAGCCAGGCCGCCAGCTCTTCGAGGCTGTCGCCGGACGGCGATGCAGACGGGGTGCCGTGCGAGCCTGACACCTTGACCCGCTCGTGCTTGGCGGACACGGCCGGGCGGATGCCGGGCGGGAGCGCGGCGAGCATCGACGCCAGGTCGTCCAGTTCCGCCAGCTCGGCCTTGATCAGGGCCATGCACCTGCCGCACCAGTAGGGCTGCCCGTACCAGGGCCTGATATCCGGCGGCGCTGGGGGATTCGGTACATCGTCGCCGTCCGCCAGCTGCTCCAGCGCCTTGTCGTACTTCGCGAGGCCGTCGGCGTAGAGCGCGTGAGCCTTGCGCCATTGCGAGTTGCACGTCCCTATGCAGATGCCGCCAGGCTCGGTGGTCATCGGGGTGATGCTGCGGGCTCGGCGTAGCCGGGAATACCGGGGACGTTCTGCCGTGCGGCTGCCGCGGCCGTGGCGGCGCTCATTCCCCTCGGCGGGATGAGGAGCTGCGCGGGCGGC